TTAATTGCCATGGGCGGCCTCCTTTTCGGCCAGCAGCTGGGTCAGCTCCTGGTACCGGTCCGCTGTCAGGCGGTCGGCGGCAAAGAAGATATCCAGCTTTTCGGCAAGACCGGCGGTCTGGCCGCGCTGGATCATGCGCTTGCAGATGCGGTATAACATAGGCTTGTCCTCCTTAGGCGTTGTCGGTGCTGCTGATGCCCTGCTCCAGCAGGGTCAGGCGGTATTCCTGCTCCACCAGCAGGCTGTCGGTGTCGGCCTGTGCGGCCTGCAGGGCGGTCACCCGCTCCTCCAGCGTGGGTGCGGGGGCAGGGGCAGGGGTGTCGTCCGGGGGCATTTCCCGGCCGCGCAGGGCGGTCACGGTGGGCACGCCGTCCGCGTCCTCCACGGTCACGTCCACAAAGGGGAAGCTGTCCGGAATGGTCACCCCTGCCGGAATAACTGCCCAGCCCTCCGGCACAGTGGTCTCCCACGGACTGTTGCGGTTTTCGTGTGCGCCGCTGTCCATGGCGGCGATTTTGACCAAATTCATACGACCTCGCTCCCTTCCTCGGCTGCGTGGGCAGTGGCAAAGAGCCTGTGGTCGATGTCAATACCGAACACGTGGTAGGTTATGTTGGTTCTGTCCAGCAGCATACATGCGCCTTTATCAATATAGCCCGCAGATCCGGGTTTGCCTAAGGCATTATCTTTTGAGATCGATTCTCTCGTCCAGTAGCGTTCTATGGTCGTGCCGTTTTTGCGGTACTTAATGGTTTTCTTGGGCGAATACTCATACTGGATGACGGGACCATATTTAACATTGTTACTGTTTTGATATCCCGATAAACCTCGCACCCACTCGCTCGTAAGCGCACTCATGACGATATACGACTCGGTGAACTTGTCCTCGGCATTCATGAGCCGCAAAAAAGCATATTTTTCCGGGCAGGTTTCATCATAGTTTGAAACCCACCGCCCCTTCGCACTCGCGTCAAGAAAAACCACCACATCGTATTCTCTGGAAAGCGTTGTTTTTACAGGGTTTGCCTCAGTTGCGTAGTTTGGGTTATTAGCGTTATAAATAGAATCGCCTACTGCCGTCCCCACATAGCTGCCCTCGTAGGTGATGCTATAGGGCAGCTGTGCAGTGCTTGTTGCGCTGGCGGGGGTAAAGCCCAGTGCGGCGGTGATCTTTTCGCTGGTCAGGGTGTAAGGGTCGGGTGCGGACGCGGTGCCATCGGCGGCGACGGTGATGTTTTTGCCCGCCTTGATGCCGCCCAGCGTGCTGGCGGTGGCGGCAGGCAGGGTGTAGGGCGTACTGCCCACGAATGCTGGTCCGTATGCCATAAAATAGCCCTCCTATCGGATAATGTAGTAACTGGCCGAGATGGCCGCCGTGGGGGCACGCTGCGCCCGCAGACGCAGCACTCCGGCGCGGCTCTCGGTGGCGGTAAGGCCTGCCGCAGCGGCTACGGCGGTGGAGGCCGGAGCCACCACCACCGCCACCACGTCGGCGGCGGTCAGGCCGGAGACGGTCACGTCCTTGTAGCAGGGGCAGGCGGCGGTGCTGTCCGTGCTCCAGCCGCTGGCCGGGATGGACAGGCTGACCACTTCCACCTTGTCGGCCTTAGCGGCGGCTACGGCGGTCACAGCGTCCGCTGCGGCCTGCGCGACCTCACCGATGGCGCTCTGCACCTGCACCGCCAGCTGCCGCAGGTGGGACAGCTTGGGGACGTGGCTGCCGGTATAGTTGGCCATGGGTCAGACCTCCTTTGTCGGTTATGCAAATACCTCGTCCAGCATGGCGGTCACCTCGGTGTCGGTAGCCGGTACCATGCCGTCCAGCTTGGCCTTGTCCGCAGCGCTCATCAGACCGGCAGTGGAGGCGGTGGCGTTGCTGTACTGGGTGTCGCTGCCGGGGATGCCCAGCGCGGTGATATCGCCCTTGGTCACGACTGCCACGGCGCTGACGTGGCCGGTGGCGTCCACGGTCACCTTGTACAGGCCGCTTGCCTTGGCGGTATAGCTGGGGTGGACGTACTTGTTGGCGCCCTCGGCGATGCCTGCCAGCTTGTTCTTCTCGGCGGTGGTGTAGTCGTTGGTGGACAGACCCTTACCCGCGACCTTATCCACCTTGCCGGACAGGTCCACGGTGGTATCGTCCAGCAGCTCCATGGTGTAGCTGCCGTTGTCGGCCTTGATCTTGGCGTAGATGTCGTAGTGCTTGGTGGTGGTGTTCAGCACCAGATACAGCACGTTCTCCTTGGCAGCATCCACGGCGGGCACGCTGGCCGCCTTTTCAAAGCTGGCATGGCCGGACTTGGAAATGGCGGTGTTGATGGCTTCCACCACCTGTGCGCTGGTCTGGAAGGAGCTGTCGTTGGTCAGCTGGCTGGTCTTGGTGGGCACGGAGATGTTCACGCTCTTGTCCGCAGCGATGCTCTGTGCGGTGCCGTTCACCTTGATGCTCTCGATCTTGTTGGCCTGTGCGCCGGTCTGCTCCAGCGCGTCGATGCGGGTGGCAAGGGCATCGGTCTTGCCCTTCTGGCGCTTTGCCAGATCCTGCAGATGCTTCAGGGAGGGAATGTGGTTCAGTTCGTAGCTAGCCATGGTTTAGTCCTTTCTTGCTTTCGCTTCGTTAAAAATTTCATCCAGCATGGAATCGACTTCCTCATCGGTGGCAAGGTTGTATGCCTGCCGGACGAACTCGTCCCATGCGGTCGTACCGGGTTCGGGTGCGACACCGTCTGCGGTGCCGCTGTTTGCGCCCACAAGGTAGGGCACATCTGCGCTGACCACGGTGACGCCGTGGCCGTCGGTGCCCTCAAAGGTAGCCACGCCGCGCCCTGCGGCGGCGGTCACCTCGGCGGGCACGGCGCACTGCTGGTCTTGCAGCAGGGTGGTGGGAGCGGCAATACCGCCGGGAATGTGCCACACCACCCGCACGGTAAGCCCCTGCCACGCGCCCTGCAGGGTGGCCTTGACGGCGTATAGCCCGCAGTTGCCTGCGTAGCCCAGCTGCAGCGCCGAGGCGTAGCCGGGCAGCACAGCGGTGCCGTCCTCCCGCAGGGCAAGTGCTTTGACGATCATAGGTCAGGCCTCCTTCTGCGGGCCGAACAGGGTAAGCTGTACGGTCAGCGTGGTGCTGGGTTTTGTCCTGGCGTAGAAGCACACACTGCCCGCCAGCGCCTCGCACAGGGGCGCTACCCCGGCGCTGGTGGCCGCCAGCTGGCTGTCCGGCGCAAAGACCGCCAGCGGGACGTGCTGCGCGGTGCACAGAGCCAGAGGCGCGATGCACTGGTAAGGGTAGCCGCCTGTGCTGTCCGTCCAGTCTGCCGGGGCAAGGGTGAGCGGATCGGTATGCAGATAGCCGCCGGTATAGCTGCCCAGCAGCGCCTCTGCCTGCTGTTGCGTGGTCTTGAGCAGGGCGTCGGCGGCAGCGGTCTGCGCGGCCTGCATAGCCTGCCATTGTGCCACCAGCTGCTGGGTGGGAATGCCGGTCACGCCGTCCCGCATCAGGCCGCAGACGGTCTCGTCTGCCCGTGTGTCGGTGATGTCCGCAGCGGTAATGACAGTACTGGCGGCGGGGCGGGCGACCAGTGCAAGGCACAGGTCGTACATCCGGTCTGTGCGGGTAAGCTCCGGCGCGGCGGGTGTACTGGCGGGCGTGCCGGATACCGCTACCAGAGTGGTTTTCCGAGCAAGGGCATCGTACCGCAGCAGAATGCGGTCGATGCGCGGAAGGGCGGCGTCTGCCTCCGGCAGGGTCAGTGTAGTGGGCTGCTGCATGATGATGCTGCGGCCGATCCAGCGGCTGGGGTGCACCCATGCGTGCCCGGCACTGATCTGTACGTCCAGACCGCCTGCCGGGGTCACGGTGAAGTCCTGATCAGCACTGTACACGCCGCTCAGGCGGGTGGCAAAGTAACCGGCGGCGTCCTGTGCATCGTAGGTGATGCCGTCCTCTGGGTATGTGGTGATGCTTGTCATAATACCTCCAGTCATAGCTTGTTCCATGCGGGTGTGCCCAGCCGGATGGTGCGGGTGGTGCCGCTCTCCTGACTTTGCGTGATGATATCTGCCACCCGTACCATGGCGGTGTAGCTGAGCTGCGGCAGGCTGACTTGCAGCACATCGCCCACGCACAGGCTGTCATCGTCCACGTCAAACTCGATGCTGCCGGTGCGCAGCTGCGCCAGCAGCTTGGTACCGCCCCGGTCAGCCAGCTTTTCCAGATAACTCTGGCTGGCGGTGGTCTCGTCCTTCTCGGTGTCCGGCTGGATATCCCGGGCATCAATGTACATCTCCCGCCGGGCAGCGCCGGTGGCGGCGGTGTCGCCCACCCAGACTGTGGCACGCGCAGCCCCCTCGCCAGCGCCCTGTACAAGAGCTACGTTGGCGTAGTTCGTATCTGCGAATGCCCAGCTGGTGTTGAGCAGGTTGCCCCACTGCGGGCTGTACCGGTGGTTCGGGTCAAATGCGGGACGGAAACACTCAAAGAGCAGCCGTTTGCTGCTGCCGGTGCCGTCCAGCACGATGCGGAAGCCCAGATCACAGGCCTGCCCGATGGTCTGGCAGTAGTCAAAGAGGCTGCCGCCGGAGGTCTGCTTGGTGAACAGGGTGTCGAAGCCTTGCTCCTCGCCCAGCTCCAAGCGCGGCCACGGTTGCATGGCGGCCACAAGGCTGCGCATGGCCTGCTCGGCGTTCTGCTGCTTGATCCGGGTGACTGCACAGCGCTTAGCCAGTATCCAAGTGGCCGGGTAGCCGGACACCACCAGATTCTCGTCTGTGTTCTGGTTTGCGCGGCTGCAAATGCGCATAGGAATACGGGGCTGTTCGTCGCTGCGCACGATCCAGCGTCCCTCTTGCAGCAGCTGCAGATTTTCCTCGGTGGGGCGCACCTCCAAGGTGAACCCGCCCTCGGAGTAATAAGGACTGTCCCAGTAAAGGGAGACCCAGACATCCAGCTGTCCCACGCGGATAAGGGTGTCGGCCTCTAAAATATCCAGTGTCATAGCGGTTCGGGCAAAATGCCCGCCTCCATAGGGTAAAAGCTGATATAGGCTTGCAGTCCGTCTTCGCCGCTCTCAGCCTGTAAGCTCAGAACGTTATCCCCGGGCTGTAACTCGGTGAGGGTGCTGCCCTCGTCCAATGCGTAGAAAATGTTGCGCGTCTCTCCGTCCCGGGTCCGGGAACAGGCCAGCCGGTCGGATGGAGTGCGGTAGATCTCCAGCTCGTCCCCGGGCTCCATCGTAAGATCAAACCCGATGAATGCCTTTGTGCGCAGATTGACCACCTTCGGGTGGGTCACAGTGCTGCTGCACAGCAGTGTAGCAGTGAAAGGCACAGGCAGACTGCCGTGATTGAGCAACGCAGCGGCAGAGCCCGAACGGCGGGAGCCATACTGATGGCTGTCGTAGCATACCGGGAAGGTGAACGCGGGTGCAAAGCCGCCGAGCCGCTCAGTCTGGGCGGTCAGGTCGTACCAGAAGGGCTTTGGGCAGTAAAGCATCAGGGAACAGCGTGGAAAGGGAGCGTACTGGGTGAACCGGGGCGCTTTCTGGAGGACAAAACGGGTAAAATACCGGTCGCCGAAGTAAAGCGTTCCCTTGGTAAAGTAGGGCAGCTTGCGGACAAAGAGCGTTGCGTCCTCCAGCCCGCCCCAGAAACAGACGGTCAGGGTGCGGGAAACGCCGGAGACGCGCTGCCCTTCTACGGTGGTGCCCTGCTGGTTGATGCCCTGCGCCGTTTGCAGCTCCACGTCCACGCCGTTCAGCGGGTCGAGAAAGTACGGGGCGCTGTAATCCCAGCCCAGATGCAGAACGGCACCGGCATCGGTGACGATCTTCAGATGATCCTTAAAAAGCACGGAGCCCTCCTTTCATCGTTGCTGCGATTTGGCGGTGTCTGCTTCCCAGCGGGCCTCCCGCATGAGGTCGGCAGCGGTCTGCGCCTTACTGTTGATGTTCTGGATGATGGTGGTATCCCCCTCACGGTGGTAGTTGTTGGCGGCGGCTGCGATCTGTGCCGTGCCGTTAGCCGCCACAGTGCTTGCGGTGTAGCGGGTATCGGAAAGCACCAGACTGTTTGCCTGCCGCACCATATCTGCGAGGGCTGCGTTGGTCTTTTCCAGCGCCTTGGTGTTGGCAAGAATAGCCTCCTCCAGTTTGTCTGTGGGCACATCTATGTCGCCGGTAATACCTCCGGCAGAACCGGAGCTGCCCCCGGAGCTGCCGTGGCTGCCGCTGCCGCCGCCGTGGCTGCCGCCCGCAAGAGATGCTACGATGGCGGCAATGGTAGCAACCAGCGCCACGCCTGCCGCGACCATAAGCGGGCCAGTAGGGATGCCGCAGGCGGTCAGGGTCGCGCCGATGGATTCCAGCATTGCGGTGAATGCGCCGCCGATGGAGGCAATCAGGCCGCCCATCGCGCCGAGGATGGTGGGAATCTGGCTCAGCAGTCCGGTGGACAGCCCGGAGCTGATGCTGGCGGCGAGGGTGCTCAGCGGCCCCTTCAGGGCTGCAAACGCGCCTTTGATAGTGGAGCAGAGGTCTTTTGTGCGGGACAACACCTCCGGGAATCCGTTGGTGATGCCTTTGTAGATGTTTGTGCCGATGTTCCATGCTGCCGAGGCCAGCTTGCTCTCAGCGCCCTGCAGGGTGGTGTTCAGCTGGTTAATAAGGCCAAGGCCGAAGCTTTGCAGCTGCTGCTTCTGATCGGCATTCAGCCCCCGGTACAGGGCAGCTGCTGCCCATTTGCCGATGCCCACCCAGTCCTGTTGCTTGACTGCCTTGTACAGGCTGCCAACGGTGCCCAGCGCGCCGGTGTTGGCTTGCTCTTGCAGCTGTGTCCACAGTCCGTCCAGCGTGTCTGCAACGGTTTCCTTGGCGGTCTTGGCAACCGATCCGGCCATCTGCTGCGCAGCGTCCTCGGCAAGACCGGCGTTTTCGGTGATGCCGTTTGCCAGACCCTGACAGACGTTCAGGCCGATCTCTGCAAAAACCTTGGACGGCGAGTGGATGCCGAGGATGGTCTTAACGGCTTTCGGCAGCAGATCCACAAGACCCTTGACCTTGTTGAGCATCGCAGTCCAGCCGGACTTGATACCGTTCCACAGGCCGTCTACGATGTGCTTGCCGATGTCCAGCCAACGGAAGGCTGTGAATACATCAAAGATCGCCTTGCAGATCTGCGGGATGTTGACCACAAGGGTCGGGATGGATTGCACCAGACCCTTGAGAAGCGCAGCCATCAGCTGTATGCCAGCGGCCAGAAGCTTCGGGGCGTTGTCGTTGATGATGCCTGCGATATCAGAGATGATGCCGGGCAGCTGTTCGATCAGCGTGGGCAGGCCGTCAGCCAGACCCTGTGCTAGATTCAGAATGAGCGAGATGCCGACATCTACCAGAAGGCCGATATTTTCCCGCAGGCCGCTGGCAAAATCGGCCACCAGCGGCAGTGCCTGCGCCAGAAACATGGGCAGCCCGGTGCGCAGGCCCTCGCCCAGCTGGGAGATCATCTGTGCACCGGTAGCCACCAGCTGCGGCAGCGCTTCGCCCAAGCCCTGCACCAGCGCACCCAAGACCTCGGCAGCAGTAGCCAGCATTGCCGGTGTAGCTGCTACGATGCCCTCTGCCAGCTGTGTAAGGATCTGCACGCCGATGTTCATCAGACCGGGCAGCTGTTCGGCCACACCTGCTGCAAGGTCAGACAGGATGCTGCCAGCCGCCTGAAGCATAGCCTCGGGCCCGCCCTTCGACAGGGCAGTGGACAGGGTGCGGATGCACTGGATGCCGTAGTTGCCCGCCTCGGTCAGGGTGGGCTCCAGCCGCTCAAATACAGCAAGCTGCAAGCCCTCGAAGGCAGAGCCCATGGAGGTCATGACGCCTTGCAGGTTGTCCTGCTGGGTCTCGGCCATCTGTCCCATGGCTCCGTCTGCGGCGTCGATCTGGGAGGCCAGAGTTTCCCACTGCTCGCCCTGCGCTGCCAGCAAGCCGTTTACGGCTGCAAGGTCGGTTTTGTTGAACAGCGCATTGATGATGCTGTCCTTATCGCCCTGCGTCATGCCGTCCATGACGCTGTTCAGGTCGGTGAGGATGTCGTCCAGCTGGCGCATATTGCCTTGGGCGTCGTAGACCTCCAGCCCCAGCTGCTCCATGACCTCCCGGGCGTCCTTGGTGGGAGACTGCAGCGACAGAATGATATTGCGCAGGTGGGTGCCGCCCTCGGCACCCTTGATGCCCACGTTGGCCAGCAGGCCGAGGGCGGTTGTCAGCTCGGTGGTGCCGCCCTTCAGGTTTGCGGCAGTGCCGCCCACGGTCAGGATGGCCTCGCCCAGCTGAGAAACGTTGGCGTTGGCTTTGCTGGCGGCCATGGCCAGCTTGTTGCCGAACTCGTCCACGTTCTGCTTGTTGGCCTCGATGTTCAGCGAAGCCATGGCATCGGTGACCAGATCGGACGCATAGGCCAGATCCATGCCGCCTGCTGCGGCAAGGTTCAGCACGCTGGGCAGCACCTCAGCGGCCTTGTTTGCATCATAGCCTGCCAGCGCCAGATAGTTCAGCGCGTCCGCCGCCTGTGTAGCGGTGAACTTTGTAGTGCTGCCCATCTCCTTGGCAGTGTCGGTCAGGCTCTGGATCTGATCCACGGCGGTGCCCATGGTGGCCGCCACCTGAGACATGGACGCATCGAAGTTCATGCCCACGCTGACCGAGGACTGCGCCAGCCCTGCCAGCTTGCTCCCGGCGGTCTTGACCAGATCGGAGATCAGGTTTCCAGCGGCCACCGTCATGGAGCTTATGCCCTTTGTAAAGCCGCTTGTGTCCAGCCGGGTGTCGCCGGTAATGCTGTAGTCTGCCAATGTGTCCACCTCTCATTCGGAAGCGCGGGCACAAGGGGCACAGGCTTTATAACGTGATCTTTACCTCCCGGCGGCAGGCCGGGCTTTTGCATTTAACCCACAGGCCATCTGCAGTGGCTGCGGGCTCTGCCCATACCGGCAGCGGCTTGCCGCAGAAAGGGCAGGGAACCGGGGCACGGTCAGCGCTGCCGGAACCGCGCAAGGAAGGCGGCTTCGTGTTCGGCAACGGATACTGCACGCGCTGCACCTCCCTTCAGTTCCGGCGGCAGCGCGAAGATCTGCCGCTTGTCCTCGTAGAAGCGGCGCTGCTCCGGGGTCATATCGGTCAGGTCTGCGGTGCGCCAGTGCAGGATACGGCAGAAAAGGCAATCCTCCGGCAGGCTGCGCAGCAGCGCCCGGAAGCGCCACCAGTGCACCTGCTCACAGGTCAGGTCGATGCCGTAAGCCTGCTGAAAGGCTGCCACGATGTACGGTGCGTCGCAGTGGTAGTCGTAGGCGGGACCTGCGCTGACGGAAGCGCTGCCGGAGCTTTTTTCCGGTGTAGCTGCATCGTTGCCCAGATAGAACTCCAGCAGATGCCGGTAGGCGTCTGCCATCCGGACGGGGTCTGCCAGCAGATCCTCCGGGGCGGTGTAAAACCGTGCTACAGCCTCCCGGGCAAAGCGCAGCGGCTCTGCCTCCGGCTCCCGGCGGGCGTAGGCGTTCGCCAGCCAGACCATGTGCCGGAAGTCCGGGTCTATGCGTCTGCCCGCCCATCGGGTGGGCAGTGCGTCCAGTAGCAGGTCAGTCATTCTCTAACTCCGCAAGCTCCCGCAGCAGCTGTTTGCGGCGGGTCTCCTTGTCTGCCTGCGCGGCCGTCTTTGCGGCGGCAGGATAAGCTACGGCTTTCTTGGGTGCAACGCCGGGGCGGTACGCGCGGTTCTGCTCGGCCTGAATGGCCTGCTTGAATTCCTCCGTTACCCGGATGCAGTCGTTGAAGTCGCTACCGTCCAGACCCAGCCGTGCGGCTGCGCCCTCGCCCAGAAGCTCGTCCAGATATTCCATCACAAGGCGGCACTGCCCCCGCAGGGCATCGGCATAGCCGGTCTTTTCGCGCTTTGCCTCTGCCGCCGAGGCGGCGGTCATGTGCTGCTGCGCGGTGTCCATGCGCTCGATGTCCTTGGCGTTCAGCGCAGAAAAATTAAATTCCTGTCCACAAATAAGCATTGGGGCCTCCTATAAAATGCGCCCACGCCAAAAGGTGACAGGGGCGTTATCAGTTTGTGCGGCTGGCTCAGCCGTGGTTCTCGGCAGTGTAGTCGAAGTCGTCCGGCACACCGACGGCCTTGACGTCTACGGCAAAGGTGGCGGCGGCACCGGCAGCACCTCCTGCGTCAGAGGTGACGATCAGGGAAGCGCTGCCGCATTCGCCCTTGCCGGTGCGGACGCTGAAGTACAAATACGGCACGATGACGTTCTGGCCGGATCCGTACTTGATCGCGTGGCTCAGGACAAAATCCTGAAATGCGTCACCCACACAGCGGTTGCCGTTGACCGCCAGGGTGCGCTGTACGCTGCCCTTGGTGGTGACAGGGCCGGTGCGGATGAAGGTGTCGTCGGTGGTAGTGGCGTTCAGGGCACCGGAGTGCTCCTTGACGTGATCGGCGCAGACGATCCACTTGGCCTTTTCGGTCTGGGTCGCCTTGTCGGTTTGGATGGCAAAGATGAAGTCATCGGCTTCCTCGATGCCTTTATAGTCGGCACTGGGGGTAATGCCGGTTTTGGCAATGGTTTCGGATACAGTCATAAAAGCTCCTTTCATTTTGGCTGGTAATAGGTCAGGCACAGCTGCATCTGCATCCTGCAGCTGCCCGCGCTGCTGGTCACAATGTAGCCGCTGTTGGTCACAGAGATGCGCAGCGGCGTTTTATCCCCGCCGCAGACGGAAAGGTCTGGCAGGCGGCGGCTGTCGTTCTGCTGCATGACCCATGCACTCAACTGCTCAAAAAAACCGCTGTTCTGGATGGCAACAGCGTCCACCTCGCTGTACTCCCGGCGGCTGAGAAAAAGAAAATTCTTTACCATATCCCGGCCGGAAAAATACTTGTTGAGCACCGGGTCGCCGGGGCTGTCTTCGATGGAAAAAGCCGTGGTCTCTTCATCCAGTCCGGCTATACGGAATGCGGCTCCGGAGGTCTCTTGTGCATCAGCGATCAAAGGACAGGTCTTGAGCCATGTGCGCAGTGCAGCGATGGTCGGTTTCAGTTCAGGCATGGTCACTCTCCCAGAAATTTCTTTGCAGCATCATGAGCAAACGTCTCCAATGCATCCCGGTGATCTGCAAGCGCACGCTGTCCCCAGTAGGAGCCGCGCAGCATTCCATCGCCGTGCAGGCATTCACCCTGCGGATGCAGATAATACTGCCTGCGGGCGTAGGGCGTATTATGGATCAGCAGCCCGTGTTTGAAGTCGGACGCCTGCAGGACGCTATTTTTCAGCGTTCCGGTATCAAAGGGAACGTAAGGGTCTATCGTTTTTGCGACCTGCTGGGAAAAGGCAGACTGAACCTTTTCAAAAGCCGCCTGCTTGTCCTGTACAAAGCCGGTGCGGAATACAAGCTTCATGCAGATGCCGTCTTCCATGCAGCTCAGCTCCCTTCAATATGCCAGTGGGGGAGCAGAGACTCCCGGTTATCGGAAACAGCAGACGCCGTGCAGCACAGGTGTGTTTTTTCGAGATGTGCATACTCTGTTGCGGTCAGAGCGGATAAGCACCCCTGCACAAGTTTCCAGCCCCGTTTCAGTGTCCAGTACCGTGTCTTTTCCACGGCAGGCAGTGCTGCCCACTGCACATAGGGCAGATAGCCTGCGGAACATACGCCAGCCGGGATGCGGATATGCACCTCCCGGGCGGGTTCCTTGGCGGTGCCGGAGCCGGTGGTGCCGATGCGCTCCCGCCAGCTGCAAGCCGGGAACACCCAGCACACCGGGGTATCGGTATCGGTCTTGGGGTCGTGGAGCAGGTTCACCACGGTAACGGAGGTTTGCATCAGCCGCACCCCCTGTACAGCAGACCGTGCAGGTCTGCGCCAAGGGCGGCTTGCAGCAGCGCGGCGGCCTCGGCCTGCACGACGGCGGTCTGGCAGCTGCCAGCGGCAAAGGTGACGGAGTAGCCATCGTTATTCACGCTGACCGCGCCCGGCACGCTGCCGGCGGCCTGCTGCGCCGCCAGCAGCTCCACGATCTGCACGCAGGCATCGGTCAGGGCGCTGCGGCAGCCCTCGCACCCCTCTGCGTGCGGTGCTGCCCGGCCAAAGGTAAGGCCATCGATCAGGCGGGAAGCCCGGGCGCACAGCACCGTGAAGGGCTGCTCGGCTATGCTGCCGCCCGCGGCCTGATAGTCAGCATAGGTGCAGTAGAGCATGGGGCAGACCTCCTCAGGCGTGGCTCTTGACGAGGACGGTCTGCGCCTTGGTGACCTTATGGGCATAAACCTTACGGCCCTGCACGGCCACTGCGCCGATATAGGTGCCGCTGCCCTTCAGGTCGTTGACGGCCACAGGCTCGGTCCACTCCTCGATGCGGGTGAACCAGTTGGGATGACCGGCCACAAAGTCCACCTTCTCGCCCAGGGTGGTATCCTCGAACACGGTAAAGCCCGCTACGCGGCCAACAGCACCGGTCTGCACCACAGCATCACCCAGCGCAGACGCCTTGATGAACTCCGGGCTCTTCAGCAGCAGGGCATAGGTCTCCGGGGAGACCAGCAGCCAGCGGCCATCCGTGGGCACATGGGTCTCGGACAGCTCGGTGCGGGCATCCACGATGGTGTCATAGATGTTGGCCTTGGTCAGGGCAGCGGTGCTGTCCATGGCGGTGCCGCCAGCCAACAGCGCGGCAGAAGCATCCTTTTCCATCTGGAGCGCCATGGAGTAACCGGCGCTGTCCAGACGGTCGGCCACCAGATGACCGGGCACAGATTCGGCGTCAAAGCCATCGATCAGCTCATTCACGGCCTTGTCCTTGTCGATGGTCACGGTCAGGTAGCTGGTGTCGCCGTGGGTCATGGCGGTGCCGTTCTTCTTGTCGTAGTCGGCCACAGACACTTCGGTGTCGCGGACGGGCACCTTGACGGCGCCTGCCTTCGGGCTGCCCTCGTAACGATTGTTGCAGATGATGCCCACCCGCTTGACGAGGGTCGCGCGCAGTTTGGCATCGACCAGTTCAGAGTAACGTTCTCTTGCAATATGCGGCATAGTATAGTCCTTTCTGTCAGATCTTGATATTCGGATTCAGGCTTTTAAAGGCGGTCTCCACCGGGTCGATATCGTCACCGCCGTGCATGGGGTCGCCGTGTTCGCTGCCGGTGGAGTAGGTACCGGCACCCTGCTGTGCAGTGTCCGGCTGCTCCCCGAACGCCCACGGGTTCGCCTTGACTGCATCCTCCAGCGCCTTGTTGATGTCGGTGGTGCGGTCCTTGGAGCCCTTCAGGGCATCCAGATCCAGCAAAGCGCGCACCGCATCCACGCTGCGGCCCTTCTTGCCGAGGATGGCGGTGTTCAGGGCGCTGTCAAAGGCAAAGCCATCGGCCTGCGCCTGCATATCCGCCTTCAGCTTGGTCACCTGCGCCTGCAGCCCGGCAACGTCCACACCGTCAAAGGCCTTCAGGCCGTCCTGTGCGGTCTTGAGCTGTGCCTGCGCGCTGTTCAGTTGGGTCTGCAGGGCTGCGGCTGCGTTTTTCTCCCGGGTGATGTCGCTGCCGTTCTCCTGCATGAGCCAGTTCAGCTGCTCCTCGGTAATGCCGGGGATCTTGTTCTTTACGTCTTCGCGTTTCATGGTGGAAACTCCTTTCTGTGGGTAAAACCTCGGTTTGGTGACGCAGTTCTCCGTCTGCGTCCGGTTGTGGGCAGGGTACGCACTGCCCGCTGCGATGATGCCGTTTGCCGGAATCGAACCGGCGGCCTGCTGCTTACAAGGCAGCTGCTCTGACCAATATGAGCTAAAACGGCATGAAAAAAGCGCCCCTGCCCGGCTGGGCAAAGACGCTTGCGGTATTTGGTTGTTACTGCCCCATTTCTTCGTAGACAGGGCACTTGAGACAAATCCTGTGAGCCTTGTCCCATCCGCACGGCGGGGTCTTTTCCGGCGGCAGCATCAAACTGTCATTCCCAATATTGGAGATGTCCCAACACAGGCCGTCCGCAATTTCATGGTTGAAAATGGGGCAGAACACCTGCGGATCAGGGACAGACGCTGTATTAAAAACCATGCTTTTTCATCACCTCTACAACTTGTTTGCCGCCGTCATCCAGCCAGCCAACAGTACCAATGGAACCGTCCTGCCGAATAACGATGAAGCCTTTGTCGGAATAGTAGGAATGCTGTGCGCCATTTCTCTGCCGAATAGCAAGGATAGCGTTCTCGGCAATATCATTTGCCTGCGCTAAGCTGATTTTTCGCTTGCCCATCTGTTCCAGCGCGTGACCTTCAAAGTTCAGCACATCTGGTATTGCAGGAGGCGTAACAGCTATACCGGTCAATTTGATTCTACCAGATTCACGCAAAGCAGTCAAATCATCGTTAACAGCATCAAGGCGTGCCTGCCTGCGTGCTATGTAGCTTGCCCTGCCAGCCTCGCTCCTGCCAAACTTTGGCACGCTGACGCGTGCACTGTCCACTCTGCCGCCGGTGTCCTTTGTAAACTGGGCAAGTCTCTGGCGGGCAGCCTTCAGGCGCACGGCGCTGTCGGTGGTGTCCAGCCCGGCGGCGTCCTCGGCAAGGTAGCGCTTTTTACAGCGGCGGACGTTCCGCTCCCGGGCGCGCTGCATCTGGCTGATCTCATAGGCGGTGTACTTTTTGCCGTTGTACTCGATATCCCGGGCGTTGAGCTGCCGCAGGCTTTCCTCTGTCCATGTGGGCGGGTCGCCAAGGTCGGGGTAGCACGGCCAGAAGCTGTGACGGCAGTTCCAGCCGCAAAGCCCTGCGCCGGTGCCGTAGCCGGTGGTTTCTTCAAAGTCCGGGTAGTGCCGACCGTTGTAGTCCGCGGGTCCACCCCGGTGAAAGCGGCGTCCCTGCCATTCTGCGTGGCTGGGGCGGGCGCCACCGTGGGCGCTGGTCTCCACGAACTCCGCGCCCATCTCGTCCATGCGTGCCAGCTGCAGCTTGCCTGCGGTCTGGTTCACGCCGGTAAGCACCGCACGGCGGGCAGCTACCTCCAGTGTGTCGGTGTGGCCGCTGGGGTAGGTGACTGCGGGCAGGTCGTCTGCAAGGCTGTCTACAGCCTGTTTGACGGCGGTTTTGTAGTCAAAGGCACCGGTGCTCACCTTGCCCCACGCCGCGTCCAGCGTGCGCTCAAACGCCCCTGTGACGGTGTTTGCCGTGGTGGCGGTCAGGTTCTGCCATGTGCCGTTGGTCTGCCGGGCACCGGCGACCAGCAGGTTATTAAGTGCGGCGCTCTCTTCAAAGGGCTGCGGCTCCAGCCCGTAGTGGTAATAGATGGCATCCTCGCGCTCCATGGCCTCGGTGGCGGTCTGCCGGAGCAGGCTGCGGATGGTGCGCTCACTTTTGCCGCTATACTTGGCCAGCAGCTTGACCACATTGTTCCGCACGGCTTCGGTCTGCTGGTAGCGCCACAGCTGCCAGTTGGCTGTCTCAGTAAGGGTGTCCATCTTACCGATGCGCCGGGCAGCGTCCCGCAGGATGCTGTCCTCCACCTCACGCCACAGCGCCACAAAGGCATCCGGTAGGGTGTCCAGTACCTCCGGCGGCAGCATCATGCACCCCCGAAGGTAAGGGTGTCCTCGGTGCGGCGCTCGGCATCCGCTTCGGCAGCCCACTGATGGGCTTCCTTCTCGCTCAGACCGTACCGGGCAGACAGGTATCGGCAACGGGGCACAAGGCCTGCAATGGCATCCTCCCGCAGCTGCGCGGTGCGCTCCTGCTCGCTGACGATGTAGCTGTCATCCCAGTTTACAGAGATACTGGTGTTCGGGTCTACATCTGCTCCCAGCAGGTTTTTTGCCGCCCACAGCATCGCCCGCAGAATGCCGATCAGCGCGGTCTCGATGGGGGTCTGGTTCTTGTTGGCGCTCTGCACCAGATCCTGCCGGCTGCCGGTATACTCGGTAGCTGTGGTCACCTTGCCCTGATCGAAGTTATACCGGTGGCAGCCCAGCCCGCACTGGAAGCTGAACAGGTTCAGCATATCTTGTACGGCGCGGTGGTTCTGCTCGGTGCGCAGGTCAGGGTTGTACTCGTGCCACTCCTGTTTTTCGTCCAGACTGCCTTCACGGCCGGGCAGCGCATAGAACTGCTGTACGCTCAGATCGTCCGGCGGGATAAAACGGGGCTTGCCATCTGCGCCGATGATCGTTTTGCACAGGCTCTTGTCGTAGAAGATCTTTTTGCCGCCAAGATAGAGATCCTGCCGGTAGTTATCAAAGGCCAGGTCTACGCCCTGAGCGCTGTCCAGCGCTTCCGAGAACACGCTCATGCCCAGCCCGGGACCGAGATCGATGTTTTTCAGGGCAGCAGGGGAGAACAGGGCAAACCACGGCGGCGACCCGTCCACGGTCATCTCGGCGACCATACCGTCCGGTGCTTTGCGCGGGGTGAACTGCGGCACGCCGCCCTGTTCCTCGCCGATTACAAACCATTCGTTGCGGATGGTGCGCCGGGTGCCGCTGACGGTGTGGGTCTGCAAATAGGCGCAGGGCTTGCCGTCCAGCAGGCACTCAGAGACAAAAGCCGCTTCCTGCACCACGCCGCGCTCCACCCGGATGGGAAGGATGCAGGACGCCGGGTCGTAATCCAGCACGATGCGCCCTGCAGGGTCTGGATGTAGGATGCCGTCTGGGGTGCCCTTTACCCCCTCCACACTCATGACAAACGCACCGGTGCCGGACCAGTAGGCTTTTTCTACCAGCTGGTTGGCGTTCTCCCAGAAATGCAGCTGGCGCAGAAGGCCGCCGGTCTGCTGTTCATTGCTGCCCAGCAGGTAGGCGGCGGTCTTTGCATCATCGATCTGGAAGGTGGTCTTGTCGTTCAGCAGCAGATTGGCCCAGTCCTCGCAGGCGCGCTTTGGCATCCGCAGGGAAGCCCGGCGGCGGGTGTGCTCGCCATCCTCCAGCTTGATCCTGATGTTGTGCACGGAGGGCACATCGCCCTGCCACCATTGCCGCCAGGTCTCTATGCGGCCATAGTAGGCGGCATCCAGATGCAGGCCTTTCGTATTGTTCAGGTAGGCGATAAAGGCAGTAACGTTCATCGGGAAGTAAACCTCTTGTAATCGCGCTCGATGGTATACTCGAACGCATCCAGTGTATCAATATCAGTGGTGCCGTCGTCCAGACGCTCATCTGTGCCGGGGTGCTTCTGGCTCCACAGAGCGGCAGCCAGCGCATCCCGCAGGGTGACGGCCTCCGGCATATACCAGAACCGCCCGCCGCCCATAAGGATGGACGTCAGGCGAATACGGTCGATGATACGGATCTTGGCGGAATCGTTTACCCGGTCAGCCAGCCAGAAAAGCGGGCAGGCGCGCAGCCGGGCACGGATATGGTTGATAAGGGTCTGCTCAGCGCTGTCGCAGAAGATATAGTGAATCTCACCATACCGGGCGAACACGGCAGTGCAGAACGCGATCAGCTGTGCGGCAAGGTGGTCGGCGTCCTGTCCTCTGGGGTCTACCCGCAGGGAAGCCAGACCCACCACGCCAGCATAGAGCGGCAGGATGCCGGTTGCTACAAAGGCGTGCCGGGAACCATTGCCGCCAAAGTCCACCCCGATATGGATACGCCACGGAGTGCAGGGCTGGTTTGCGGGCCATAAAAAGCGGCCGTCCCCGGCGGCAATGCTGTCTGCAAAGGGGCGGTAGATGATGCCGTTGGCGGCGCACCATTGGCCGAGGATGAAGCGATTGTAATAAACGGTACCCGCATACTCCTGCTTGAGGCTTGTCACGAACACCGGCGGCAGGGTAGGGTTGTCGTCGATGGTGTAGGCCTGACAGTAGATATCGGCATCGCTGTCCAGAAATTTTTTGAACCAGTGCTGCGGGCTTTCCGGGTTGCAGGTGCCGTCAAAATGGGAGTGCGGGCAGGACAGACGGCTTTTCAGCATCTGGAACACACCCTCGTCCCAAGTGGTGATCTCGTCTCCATAGGCGTACTCAAACGCCGCGCCCTGAATGCGGGCAATATGCTTTTTGTTGTCGGCTCCCAGCACATATACCTTGCGGCCAAACAGCTGCACGATATTGCCGGATGCCGAGGTGCGCACGATGCCCACCAGATCAGTGCCCCAAAGGGCACGCATGGGCTCCAGTACATTGCGTTCCAGTGTGCCCAGCGTGTTGCCCAGCATGACGCAAAGCCCCTCGCCCCGGGCAGCACAGAGACGCTGCGGGATGGTGACGGCACAGTCCAGATAGGTCTTGCCGGAGCGCGTGGCACCGGTCTTGATGTTCCAGCGGTGGGAGCAGTTGCGCAGAAATTCCTGCTGGTGTTCAGTCAATGGCACTGTCCACACCTCCCAGGATCTTGCGCGCCTCGGCCAGCTGGTCGGCAGCGGCATCCTCCTGCGGGGCATCCTCGCCCAGCAGCTTCAGCAGCACGCTGGCGGCTCTGGCATCGCCCCGCTTGGCCTGTTCGGCAATGCCCACCACCACGGCCATCTGGTTGTCGATGTCCTCCGGGTCGATGGCATCCCGCAGCAACCGGTTCACGGTGCGGCGGTCGGTCTCCGGCAGGCTCAGGTAGTAGTCGGCGGCCTCCTTCATGCTGCGCCTGCGGCGGCGTGCCCGCCCCGAGGCGATGCCGCCCTGCTTTGCGATCTCTCTCTGTTCACTCTCTGTCCGTTCGTTGAACGGGATCAGGTTCTCCTCGTTGGCCACGTCACCACCTCTCTTGCGGGCAAAATAAAAGCCGCCCTTGCGGACGGCAGGAGATTCAAAAACGCCCGGCTGGTACATTCAGGCTGTTGGGTAGTACGGTGTGATCCTCTGTGTCAGCCGGGCAGCACAAAGCCCGCAGGGAGAAGGGAGTAAGGGAACCTTTCCTGCGGGCTCTTGTACAGCTTAAATTCTAACAGGGGTTGACAGCATTATCAAGTCCGGTCAAGTCCGGTTTCGTCCGGACTTTGGGGGTCAAGGCGCTTCACGGCGGCGCTGTGGTGCTGGAACACCTGACTGCGGGAGAGCCGGACGTGATAAGCAATCTCGCCCCAGCCCTCCAGCAGGATATAACGCCGGAACAGGATCATGAAGTCTACCTCGTTGTCCAGCTGCCCGAACGCCGCCATGAGCTCGGCACGGATGGCGTCGCAGACGGCGGCTTGCGCCTCGGCGGCGCGGCGGGCTTCGTCGATGCGCTCCACGCTGCGGGGCAGCGCCTGTCCGTCCCCGCTGCCGCCCGGCACAGGAGAAAAGCGCTGGGTGGTGTGGGTGGCGTCGGTCTGCAGCGTGGCCAGCTCGTCCAGACGCAGCAGCTCGAACCGCTTTGCTGACCGGTACCGCCAGAGCCACGCCTTTTTTTCTTCGTAGGTCATGCCAGCTCCTCCACCCGGATGAACACGCCGCAGGGGTCTGCCCAGAACTTTTCTACCACCTCGCTGCACACCTGCGCGTCATCTGCCCAGAAGTGCAGGCGGGTCATCTCGTCCTTGAGCGCCTTTTCCAAGTTGTCGGTGTCCGGCTTTGCGGTGCGCCAGCTGCCGTTTTTGTGCCCGCCGGAGGGGAAACACCACTTGACCAGCAGCCGCACCGGCTTGCCCGCCGGGATGGGCGTTTGCGGCGCGTGGGGCGCAAGGCAGGCGTGCAGTTTTGCGCGGGTGGCTTTGAGCTCCGGGCTGTCGTGCAGCACGGCGCAGGGCTTGCCGCCCTTCATGTAGGCGTGCAGCTGCTTTGCGTTGTGGGTGGTGGTAGGCGGCTGCATGGGGAGAAAGAATTGTGTGTACATGGAGTTCACCTCGTTTTTCTTTGTGAGCATCGCCAACGTGATGGGGAGGGTTCCCCGGAGGGATGGGGGCTGTGTACGCCCCATCCTCCGGGATACCCCATCACACATTGCAGTTGCAGTTATGCCTATATATATAGGCTATTTTGCACTGCAATTTTTACAGGCATAGCGGCTATAACTGCATTTTTGCAGTTTTTGCTGTCGTGCAGAATAGCGGCTATAACTGCATTTTTACAACAAACTGTAAAGGGTAGATATACGCAGTGTTTAACCGCTGTTGCCGGGCTCCTTCCGGCCAATGCGTTCGCCATCGATCCAGAAACGGCCGTCCTCTTTCAGGCGGGTCTTGACGGTGCGGGGCTTCAAGTCCATATACTCGGCCAGCGCATAGACGGTGACTTCGCCGTCCATGGTGCAGGCTTCGTATGCGACATCCAGTTCAGCCTTCTTGTTCCGGGCTACCTTGCCCTTATCGCCCCACCGCTTGGATGCCCCGCGCGAACCCAGCGTGCGGAAGTCACTCTCCGGCTGCAAGTCCTCCAGCAGGCCGGTGTCCGGCTTGTGGATGGGGTAGTCGAACCAGAGGTTCACCGGGTCGAAGCGGGCAAACTCGCGTAGGGTGCCCTCGATGCGCCACGCGGTCAGGCCGTCCGTCTTTTTCTCGGCGGCAGCCACGGCGGCGTCGATGGCGCGCAGGTCGGCAAGGCCGAGATGCTCCTTTGCGGCGGCCAGCATCCGGCTGCGGCTCAGGGCATCGTCCGGGCTGTAACTGTCGGCAAAACCGCGTTTGTCCAGCATGGCCCTGATGGCGGCGCAGGCGGCCTTGCTGCGCAGCTGCTCCCGGATGGCATCGGTGGGGGAAAGCTCGGTCATATCCAGCATGGCGTCCGGGTCGCGGGCGAACACGCCGGAGCCGCTGGCTCTATCCATGCTGCGCTTGCCGCCCTGCGCACCCTTGGAATGGTGGTGGCAGTAGATGACGGCGCAGTCCAGCGCGCGGCAGACCACATCGAACTGGTTGCAGAACTTTGCCATCTGGTCGGCGCTGTTCTCATCGCCGGTGATGACCTTATAAATGGGGTCCAGGATGACCGCCAGATACCCCTTTTTCTGCGCCCGGCGGATGAGCTTTGGGGCAAGCTTGTCCATGGGCACGGACGCGCCGCGCAGGTTCCAGATATCGATGTTGGCAAGGCTTGCGGGGGCAATGCCCAGCGCGGTGTACACGTCCTTGAAGCGGTGCAGACAGGAGGCCCGGTCCAGCTCCAGATTGATGTACAGCACCTTGCCCTGTGCGCAGCGGAACTGCCCCAGCCACGGCTGCCCCTCGGCAATGGCGATGCACAGCTCGATGAGGGCAAAGCTTTTGCCCGCCTTGCTGGGGCCTGCCAGCAGCATCTTGTGCCCCTTGCGCAGCACGCCGGTGATCAGCGGGTCGGCCAGCGGGGGCAGGTGCTCCCAGTCGGCGGCGAGGTTCTCGGTGTCCGGTAGGTCATCGGTCTCGGCTTCCAGCCAGTCCACCCACTCGTCCCAGCAGCTCTTGCCGAAAT